TATTTAAAACATTTGTAACAAGACCAAAACCACCACTTTCACTACCAAGAACAACAAGGCTATGACCAACATCTGTGAATGCCTTATCCATAGTGCCAATAACTTTGTTTAAGTCTTTATATTTAGATGCGTCCATTTGTGCTTGAGATTTCTCAGCAACCTCACCAACAAGAGCCATCTTTTCAGACCAAGATTTAGTCTTTAAATCAAGGTTATTAATATCTTCACCAAGAGCGGTATATTTCTGTTCAAGAATATCAACAACAAAACCTTGTGCTTCACCAGTTTGGGCAAGCATAATCATATTGTCGTTTAATGTTTCAGCGTTTTCGTGTGGGAATGCGTAACCAAGGGCAATAGATTGCTTGGCTAAATCTTTCATCTGTTCTTCTGCTAATCCAGCAGTTTGAGCAGACTTTAAGAAGCCAGCAACTTGTTCAGCTTGAATGTCGGTTGCTAATGATACTTCTTGCGCCCAACGCTTTTGTGAAGCCGATAGACCAATAGAAGCACGTTCAAACTTAGCTGCTTCTGATACAGCCTTAACAACTGAAGCGCCAACAGCAATCCAACCTGCTCTCATACGAGTTAAAACACCATCAACTTCTTTTCCAGTTTGCTTACTTTGTGTGCCTAGGTCTTTAGTCTTTCTTTCAACGCCTTGAATTGCTTTCTCAGCTGGTTTGCCTTTAGCAATAATCTCAATTTCAATCTTTTCAGTTGCCATTATCTACCTCTTTATTAGCGTTAATCTTGTATGCCAATAGTGTACCAATTTCAGACATTGGCAATGAGTTAATTTCAGAGATGGACTTATTAAGTTCAAAAGCAAGAAACGCCTTAGCCTTTAGCCATTCATCTTTTTTAACGCTTCTTGTTGTTCTTCAATGATGTCAGATACAGACTTTAAACCCATCAAAGCCGATAAATAGCTTGATGATTCATAGGTGATAGTATCTTTAATCCATTGAACTTTGACTAAATCATTAAAAACACGTTCGCCCTCTTTTGTAAGTAGCTGAAAGTAGATAATATGCGCTCTCAATAACCCATCATCATAATATGTCAAATCAGTAGTTGAACCATCGGCTTCTTTTACTGTTTTAACTTTCTTAGATAATTCTAATGCGTTGTCGTGGTCTTGCCCAGACATAACACGGTAATAGACGTGATGAAGTTTTCCACCAACTACCATATCAGCAGAGCGAATATCAGTACCTTCTTTTTCTAATGCTTTTAATAATTTATTCATAGTTTCTAAATAAAAAAAGGGGAACTTAATCCCCTTAAAATTACGCTATTGTTAGTGCGCCAGTACCTTCAAAATTGAAAGTAACTTCCACAATACCATTAACATCATTTGTAACACTTTGACTTGTAATGTTTGCTGAACCACTATACTTATCGTATGAGCCAGTTCCACCGCCAAGTTGTAAATCTAAAGCAACTGTACTACCAGCAGTTAAGCCAGTTTGTAAAGCACCTTCAGCAGTACCACTTGCATCAAAGATTGCTGTAATAGAACCAGACCAACTATTTAAAGTTGCTACAGACTCTTTCCAACCATTTGAACCAAAATCAGTAGTATCAACAGTTTCTTGATTGATGTCTAAAGAAAACGCTTTCGCATTACCCATAGCACCAGAAGCAACTGTTACACTTCCCTCGTGTCCTTTAATAGCCATATTAAACTCCTTGTTTTATTGTTGTAAATGTAATCAGAAACCCGCGCTCTTGTCTTTCAACATTAGCCGTAAGTTCATCATAGCCACGCAAATCAATTGTGTAGTCTGGGTCAACATAACCAGTTTCAATATAAAAATCTCTGAAACCAGTTGTGCGCCCATCATCTAAAATAGAATGAATCTTTTTGTCAGTAAATGTTTTATCACTCAAAAACAACTCAAATATTTCGTTAGTGTTGTAAACAGCACGTCCAAACATTGATAAATCTTCATTTATTTCAACAGATTTGTCTAACTCTCTGAACTCACGATTATTAAGCGTGTCGTTCCTTGTCAATTTATAGCCTTTTGTTTTTAACAGCGTTATCATTTTGTCAATACCACTTGATTAGATTGCTTCTTTTCCGCTTCTTCAATCGTACCATCTTCATCAGTATCATAATCAGCCTTTATAGTGGTCAACTCACTTTCGTAGTTTTCCTTAAAGACTAAGTAAGATTCGTGATAAATATCATCAGTATCAGCATCTTGACGTTTAGCCATACAGATCAACTCTAAACACTTGGTCAAATGAAGTTCTTTCACTTGAGCAGTTGTTAAGAATAAATCAATGTCTAACCCTCTATTACGCAATTCGTTCTTGATAATGTCATAAGCACGATCAATATAAGTTGTGTAATCAAGATAAACGATACCAAACCCAGTAGATGAATCCACCGCATTAGATACCGCACCGAAACCGAATGTACCAGTTGAATCAGTGTATGAAGTAACAGTCGCATCAACACCAGCGTTATCACCAGTAATAAAGCCAATAGTAGCACCAACTATCTCTGCTTGTACAAGGTCAGTTAAACGACCAGAAACAAGTGTTGTAGTTGAGCCAGAATCAGCCTTTTCGTAGTGGTCAGCCAGTATTGGTAGTGCCGCTATAATATCTGCATTTTTAAGCACCCACGCCATTGTTATACCTCGCTAAAACACGCCAACTCTTTCATAGAGTCGTAATGTCCTTTCTTAGATACAGTAACAGTATCACCACTTTTAAAGGTATAGATACCACCATCAATGCCGTGTGAGCCATCACAAAGTGCTTTCAATTGATGCTTAGTAGCTTTTTTAGCTACTGCTTTTTTAGCTACCTTGCTCATTGATTAAACTCCAGTAAGTACGCGAAGTGCGTTCTGGTCAATTACACCGTATTTCATTACACCATACCAACCAACATTCACAGTACGACCAAGGTTATCTGAACCCTCAACAACACGTAACTGTGGAGATAGAGCAACAGCTTTACCAAGTGCGTTCATACCGAAACAAACAACAGTACCAGCAGTAACATTAGAATCTTCAACGATAGTGAAACCCTCTAAAGCACCAACAATTCCAGAAGTCGCTTGACCAATGTCCGTGTTTTGAGCGATAGTAATGTAATCACCTTTAATGTCAGATACTTGTGATGGATTAACGAAAGCAACGTAACGACCATCTGGGAACTTAGCGATACCAGCATTAGCTAAAGCAGTATATGCTTCACGTAAGTCAAGGTTATCTAAAGTACCAGCAGTGTCAGCAGCGATAGTATTAGTACCAGCTTCCACAGCAGCAAGACCTAACTTGTCAGTTGTTTCACCAAGGTTTACACCAACTAATTCAGCAGATGCTAAGTCAGCTTTACCAGCAGTAGCAATATTAGCCAAGCTAGTTGAAGTGATTACAGCACCGTATTCAGCCATAGTCAAAGATACCTTAGTATCAGTCATAGTAGTTGAACCCGCTTCAGTACCATCAGTTAATGGAGTTGTCGCAGCAGACATACGTGAGAACACGGTGAATGCGATTGAAGATGCCATATCGTCTTGACGAATAGTAGTGTAAGCATCAATTTTATTGTAAGAGTTACCAGAAACGATAACCGCTTGATTCATCAAATCTACAACTGAATCTGATAAAAGCGTTTTAGTATTTACAGCCATTTTATTTCTCCTAAGAAATTATTTATAATTCATTCTGGAGTGCGTATAACTCAGCCATAGTTTTAGCAGACTTAACTCGTTCACCAACATCTAATGATGCTCGGTTAGAAGTCGCATCTACTCTCTTTGGTTGTGTATCACCACCAGAAAATAAGTAAGGTTTATCACCTTTTAATTGTTCAATGAATGCTGATTGGTCAAAGTCATCAACAGCACTTGCTTGTGCTAATAAATGTTTGAAGTAATCAGCATCCTTGATACCATTTTCGCTTACAACCTTTTGAACAGCCATATCAGCCTTAATCTCATTGTTGTTTGCTTCCAAGCCTTTGATTGTTCCATTAAGCGTATTGATTAACTCTGCTGCCTTATCCAAATCGGACTTATTAGCTTCATCGTTTTCACGTTTCGCATTAATTAACTCTCGTGCTTGTTCAATTGAATCAACACCTAATTGTTCTGCTAATTCAGACTTTGCTCGGTTTGCACCCTTGCTAAAACCTTTATCAATCAGTTTATCAAGTTTTGATTGTGATAACACCACCTCATTTTCAGACTTAGGAGTTTCGTCTGTGCCGTTTGTATGCTCGTCAGCCATAACATTTACCTCTTTTATATAAAAGTTGTTTTCATAATAACACTAACTCTTTGTTTTTACAATAAATTTACCAAGTTTGCGTTTTATTAATTCTTTTTGTGTCTTATCAAGTCCAAAGAACTTACGCCCATATTTTACTTGATTGCCGTGTGCCTTTTTATTTTCATTTGTATTTGGGAAATATAGCTTAACACCACCTTTTATCTTTTTACGATTAATAGCGTGTAGCATTGTGCCAGTATCAGTTAAATTAACAGTACCAGTCTTGCCGTATCCCTTTGAATATCCTTTAAAGCCTTTCTTGTTTTTATCCTTACCAGATTGAGTACGATTAATAATACCAACAATAATACTTTCAGAAACCGAATATAGAGCATCGCCAGTATTTTTCAACCGCTTCTTGTATTTGCCCCAGTTTGGCTGTTTAGTTACCCTTATACCCATTTGCTTCGGCTTCTTGTTTATCCATCTTATAGAACCTATGACGGCAGTTGTATGCCCTATCTTGGTCGTTTTCTATGCGGTTCTTACGACTATCATCATAAAACCTATTGCGCTTTAATACATTGCGACAAAAATCTCTGGTTCGACCATCATTAACGCCCACGTAAACCCAAACGCCATCTTTAATATCAGCAGCACGTAAATCAATCACTTCTTGTTGAAACTCTTTAATCGCTGTTCTGGCATAAGTCTGTGAATACTTGGCAAGGTTAGAACCCTCTAATGTTTGAGCAATACCAGCAGTCATATCAACAACCGAAGCATCAGATATAGCATACTTGTATAACTCACGCTTAACACTCAAGCCAACATCATCACCAAGGCGAATAAAGAAATCACGCTTCATCTGCTTTAATATCTGAATCTTAGTAGCATCATCAGCAGTAAAGGCAGTCTTTAAACCACCCGCTTCAAATGCTTGTAATGTTCCAGAATAGATTGAATCAAATTGCGTATCAATCAAATCATTAACTAAAACATAATATCCAGCATCTTGTAACGACTTACGCCAAACAAATTCATATTTCAATATATCGTCTTGGCTTAATCCAGCAAGTTGAGCATTGGCAATTCGTCTAACACGCTCAAATACTTTTTCCATCTCGCCATCAAACTGACGTATAAAAGCATCAACCTCGCTTTGAGATTGATTGTATATGGCATCAAGCGTTGGCATTTAGACCTAAAGCAGCCATTGTATCGTTCAGAGAGCCACCAGTTTTAACCTTGTTAAGCATATCATTACGAGCATTAATATTATCATCAACATCAACACGAGCATCTTCTTCAGTTAAGTCTGGATTATTACGCATCAATACTTTGTGCGGTGAACTAAGACCCAAGTCAATACTTTGCTGGTCAATAGTTAATTGCTCAGTTTCACTTGCTGGGTAGTTAGGCTCAACAAAATCAACAGTCATTTCTCCATTAACAGCCTTGCCATAATATTCAGATACTTGACCAATCAATGTGAATAACTCTTTTTCATAAACTTTAAAGTCTGCTTGTTGCTCTAATGTGAATCTATCAAGTTTGAGGTTCTCCATCTGTAAAGCAAAGCCAGATGATGCTTGGCTAGTCATTCTAAATTGAGATGGTGATACACCGTAGCTAATCGCTAGGTTGTTTGCTAAGTCTTGCGCTACTCTATGAAGTTGTTCATAGTTTGACTGTAAGTCTAAAACGCTAATCTCTGTATTTTGTCCAGTCAATGTTAAGATTGATAATGGGTCTAATACTTGTCCGAGCAATTCACCCACGTTGTCACCTTTACCAACTAATTG